CAAAATGAAGGTAACGAACGGCATTAATGCATCAAAAAGGAGAGGAAGTCTTCGTGTATTACCAGATGATATCCTTGAAAAAATAGTAGAGAAATACAACACCATTTTCAAAATAAAATATAAACTAAAAGACTGGATACCTCCTGAGAAATTAAATTTTTGGGTTTTATCACAAAATCCAAATGCAATAGATTTATTAAACACAAATCAGAGTAAAATAAAATGGAATTATTTATCAAAAAATCCAAATCCAGAAGCTATCAAATTATTAAAAGCTAATAAAAATAAAATAGTTTGGGAATTTTTATCGGAAAATCCAAATCCAGAAGCTATAGAATTATTAAGAACAAATCCTTCAAAAATAGATTGGGGATGGTTATCGGAAAATCCAAACCCAGAAGCTATAGAATTATTAAAAGAAAATCAAGATAAAATAGATTGGGATGCGTTATCAGCAAACTCAGGTGCTATAGAATTATTAAATGCTAATCGTAATAAAATAAATTGGGAGATGCTATCTGCAAATCCAGAAGCTATAGAATTATTAAGAACAAATCCTTCAAAAATAGATTGGGGCGTTTTATCATCCAACCCAAATGCCATGGATTTGTTAACAGCGAATCCGAGTAAAATAAAATGGAGATATTTATCAAAAAATCCAAACCCAGAAGCTATAAAATTATTAAAAACAAATCTCGGTGAAATAGATTGGTACCTTTTATCGGCAAATCCTGCTGCTATAGAATTGTTAAAAGAAAATAGAGCTAAAATAAACTGGAATTATTTTTCAGTAAACCCAAGTATATTCGACGAGATATTAGAATAATTATAATATGAAAAAATAATACAATCCGATAACGGAACACACCCTCAGCGGGGCTCGAACCCGCGACCACTTGGTTAAAAGCCAAGCGCTCTACCGACTGAGCTATGAGAGCGTAGGTAAGTTACCCATAGTAATATATGGCCTAATTCTTATATCGTTTTATTATGACTAAATAAAATAAACCAATTCTGTTCTTCCCACGTAATCGTATAATCTATATTGCTTACTTTTACATTACTGGCTAATTCCCGAATACTATTGTAATCATGGATATAATAGTACCTTTTTATAATATTCTCATTATTCAATTTCCAATCAACATAATTAGCTCCAACTGCAAAATTACGACAATCGCTCTTCTCTGTATTGAGGCCATTGAATTGTTTTTCCATAGACCAAAAAGATACCAGTAGTTTCCCATTTTCACATAAGCAACTACATAGATTACGAATAGCAGATATTTGATCTTCCAATGTTTCTAAATGATGTAGGACAGCAATTGATATAATTTTATCATATTTTTTTTCCAATTTTAAATTTAAGACATCTTGATAAAATACATTTAGCCCTTTATGATGGCATATATATAACAGATTATCTGAAATATCAAAACCTTCACAATTATAACCAAGAGTTTTAGCATATATCATATTTTTACCATTGCCACAACCACAATCCAATAAGTTTTCATTAGAACCTTGACTATCTAATAGAAATTTCTTCACATTATTCCATATTCTAACCCGCGAATTATCAAACGAATCGCATATAATATCATATTGATTTGCTATATTTTTATTATGCGCGTTCATATACATATAATAATATAAGTAATATTCTTATATATTACACTATAGTACTTTTTTAACTCTCATTATTAGTAATAATATATGTATAAATTAACTTAGTGACGGATTTTTTTATTACTTATATACAAGAGGACAAGTTTTAGCAAATACTAATGATTTAAGAAATCCTTACAATAAGGTAACTGAGAAAACTATGCGTAATTTATTAAAAAGTAGAAATTTAAATAATACTCATACTCCTCCTAATAATCATCTATTAGCTCATCAAACTTATCGATATTCTCATGTAGCTTCTCATTTAGCTTCTAGTGCTCCTTCTCAAACAACAGAAAAAGAAGAAGAGAAGAAGCAGAAAGAATAGAAACAGAAATAAGGAGAACAAGGAACGAAATATTAAGAAATGAAAGAACAGTAATGAGCAGAAAAAGGAGAGAAGAAAGATAAAGAGAAGATAAAGAAGAAGAAAATCTACTTTCTGTTGCTAATACTCCAGTAGCTAACAACGATAGAGATACATCTCATGACTTTAGTGTTAGAACATATAATAAAGCTTATACAAAAATGTTAGCAGATGAAAACAAAGTAGCATCTAATGCTGATACATTAAATACTATGATTTTACGAATTGAGGCAGATCAGAAACATCCATTTGGAAAGAATTTAGTTATTGTTGGTGGTAAAAAAACCAAAAACCAAAAAAACTAAAATGATGTAATATCTATTAATTTATATAAAACTATAAAATTATTAAATTTACATCATTATATTGTTAACTTCTCAAATTTTCTAACTTTAGATTTTACACTACCACTATAAGGTTCTATTTCTTTGTATTTGTCTGGTAATTGTTTGAATTGTTTGCCTGTACTTACATCAAAATAAATAAGATCCTTCCCTTCGAACCGACGATTAGAAGGAACATGGACATTAAGACCCGGTGGTAATGTCCATCTTGTTTCGCCTGTTTCAGTATTATAATAATACAATTTGTTGTGTGTATTACTAATCCTACTAACCCACACATCGTCGTTATAAGATGTGTTGTTTGGAGCAGGTCGTATTTCACCATCTACTTGAGTAGTATCTAAAAAACCTAAATCGGCTGTAACGGTGGGACGATTTATACTTCTTTTAGGATTTTTACAATTTAAACCAAAACATTTAAAAAACCTCCCTTTATTTTCATTTTTTTCTGCATTTTCTTGATATATACCGATAATAACACAAATTCTCCTTTGCTCTTTACATATTCGCGTTTGCCTTTTGGTTTCATATAGATACATCTCTTTTTACTGTTAATAATATCTGTTCTAATTTTTTATAATTTACTACTTTATTTGCCATTATACCCTTTCTATAAAAATAAAAAGATTATTATTTATAATTATATAATAAGAAGGATGAGTTATAGTGGCAGCAAATATTACACTCCATTATCAAACATGAGCAATGGAGTTATAAAATCTAATTCGAATAAATCGAATAATTCGAATAAATCGAATAAATCGAATAAATCGAATAAATCGAGTAAATCGAATAAATCGAGTAAATCGAATAATTCGAGCGAATACTATACGCCATTATCAAGAGATAGTAAATCTATAACATCTAAAAATCTCTTTATTACTGATAAAAGAATTGAAAAAATTCAAAAGTTTTTACAAAAATATACTTTGGATGATAAATATACACTGGACAATCGAGTCAAATATTATAAATATCTTTTAAATTATATTAAAGACATTAAGCAAAAAGAATGTATCAAGAAGTATACCAAAGATAATATTACGAAATATTCAATAGCCAATAAAGTATTTTTAATCAAGAAGATAGGAACTGAAAGTATCAATGGTGTAATTTATCTTGCCGTAATTAAGAATATATTAGGTGGGAATTTATTGGCCTGTAAGATAATGCCCGTCGATAAAGATAATTATAAAGAGATAAAAATTATGCAACATTTGACCGATAAAGTTATTTCAAAGAAAAAATCCAAGCATTTTCTTATAATGTATAAATACATAGTATGTCGGAAAATGAGTATATTAGTAATGATTAAAAATCCCTTGGGCAACTCAATCGATAGCCCATTAGGTAAAAAAATACAAGTATCAAGTAACAAACGGCTCATATGTCTATCAATGAATTAGCTCGCGGAGACTTAAAAATGCTTTTGGAAAATAGAAAGGTCTTAGCAAATTATGAAGTAATATATAATATATTTATTCAAACTTTTTTATCTATAACCTCGTTTCACAACCTATCTAAACATTATCACTGAGATGCACATTATGGAAACCTTCTATATAAAATAAACAAAGAGAAAGGCTACTATCATTATATATATAAAAAATCAGATTATTATTTGAAAGCATGCGAGTATAATATAATGATATACAACTTTGGATATGAACAAAAGCATATAAAAAAATATAATAAAAAATCATTAATCGACTATATAAATATAATGAACGCATTTATTAGAGACAAATGGGCATTTTTTCGCGATTTATCAAGTGATAACTTTAATACAACCATGATATTTATTAGAGACCAGCTTATTATAGAATACAAAAGAGGTAATATAGAAGGCAATATAGAAAACATAATAGTAAATAATATTTTACTAAAAGCTTTAGAAAACACATCACAGACCTTCAATCTATTTACAACGAGTAAACCATGTAATATTATTAACAAGACCCCATATATACTGGGATAATTAATAAAAAATAATAATATATATAATTTTTATGAATACAATCAAGTATCTCATTTTTCTATCTCATTACTCATTTATAATATATGTATTATATCCATTTTCGAAATATAATACAGCAATTGCATCGATAGTGTATCTCAGCTGGCTTCTCAATAACAATTACTGCTTATTTTCTCAGATCGAATATAAGTATTTTGGAGAAACATACATATCTAAAAGGGTTACAAAGGTAAGACGTATAGATAAAGCTATACTACTATCGTCGCAAGTATTTAAATATGTATTTTTGAGTAGCTGATCGTATAATTTTTTATCATTTTTTACTATATATAAAAATAAATAGATTAAAGTACTCATATACATGATTAAGATTATATCTGAATACGCATTTAGGAAAATAAAGAGGATATTGCCGAGAATTTCGGCTACAGAAAAGGCAGCATTAAATTCGGGAACCGTTTCTATAGATGGAGATATTTTTAAGGGATACTTAGATATCAATAAATTAACAAATAAATATGAAGTGAAACTGAGGGACGAAGAAGTAGTATTTTTACGCAAAGAAACTACAGAGTTATGTGAGATGATAGATAACGATAGTATAGAGAAAAACCAAGATTTATCAGTAAATACATGGAAATATATGAAAGCCAATAAATTCATGGGGCTCGTAATACCTAAAAAATACGAAGGATTGGAATTCAGCCCTCATGCACACTCTTTGATTGTTGAAAAAATAGCCAGTAAAAATATTGCAAGTGCTGTAAGTGTAATGGTACCCAATTCTTTAGGTCCCGCCGAACTGCTTCATCAGTATGGAACAGACGCGCAAAAGAAGTACTTTTTGCCTATGTTAGCTACAGGAACACACATTCCGTGCTTTGGATTAACAACAGAATATTCTGGATCAGATGCGGCATCTATGTTAGACAGAGGGATTGTAGTAAAAGAAAATGGTATATTGGGGATGCGAGTAACCTTTTCAAAGAGATACATAACATTAGCGCCTGTAGCGAGTTTAATTGGGTTAGCGTTTAGACTCGAAGATCCAGACAGACTTTTAACAAAAGGTAAAGAAGGAATTACGGTAGCCATTTTAGAGAAGAAAAACTTCAAAGATATAGAAATAGGCAATCGCCACAATCCGCTAAATATAGGGTTCATGAACGGAACTATAAGAGGAAAGGATATCTTTATACCTATGGATTGTGTAATTGGTGGCGAAGAGAATTGCGGATTCGGCTGGAATATGTTAATGGAATCTCTCGGAGAAGGGAGAGGAATCTCGCTGCCTGCGATGTCTGTTGCTACGGCTAAATTGTGTACATTTGGAGTAGGAGGATATGCTCGTATAAGAAAACAGTTCAACATACCTATTGCAGAAATGGAAGGTGTAAAAGAGAAATTAGCAATAATTGCAGGAATTAACTATAAATTACTATCGGCCCAATATTTATTCAATGCTATATTGATAAATAAAGAGAAGCCTCCTGTACTATCCGCAATAATGAAATATAAATTTACAGAATATGGGCGTATTACCGTTAATAATGGTATGGATATCATGGGTGGTGCAGGAATATGCAAAGGCTCTATGAATTTTTTAGCATCAAGCTATGTAGCCACGCCAGTAGCAATAACAGTAGAGGGATCTAACACATTAACGAGATCTCTTATTATCTTTGGACAAGGTCTAAACAGATCTCATCCGCACCTTTTAGACATTATTAGTAACATAGAATCAAATGATAAATTACAATTTCACGAAAATTTTACTAAAATTATTAAACATACCCTAAACAATTTAGCTAAATCACTATATTATGGTGTATTTCTTAATTTATATAGAAATAATGATATAGCTAAATATAGCGAGATGCATCTAAATAGACATGTAGCCAACTTTGCATTTTCAGCAAATATCGCATTGTTAATGGGAGGAAAAATTAAGACCGCCGAATATATATCTGGTAGATATGCAGATATTTTAGCAGATATCTATATGTCCTATGCATGTCTATGGTTTTATAAGAAGAATAATAATATCAAAGATATTGATCATTTGCTCGAATATTGTATCAACGATTACTCTAAAAATATAGAGAGTAATATTATTAAGATAGCAGACAATTTCCCTATTTATTTTATGGGAAGGCTTATCAAATATGTAACATATCCTTTGGGAAATTATTATACACATAATAATGATATATTAATGACTAAAGTTTCAAATATAATAAGTAAGCCGACGGAATTAAGACACTTGTTAACAGAAAATATATTTATTTCAAAGGATAATAACGACAGATTAAATCAAATATCAAGAGGAATCGCTCTATATACAGGAGATAAACAAGGAGATCCCCGAGATATATCAGAGAAAACTAAAATTATGGAAAATGTAATTAAGGTAAATGAATATAATAATTTACCTAAATGTTAATCCTCCTAATTCTGGAAGATAATTTTTATTTTTACATATTATGTATATAATTATAATTTTAATTTGTATATAAATATTAAATGAACAATATTGTTAATTTAAAAGATGGTTTAATAACATTTAATTCAAATATAGATAATAGCTTAACATTTTCAAAATGCGCCATAGGTTTTGCAAACGATAATGATGAAGTATACGAGAGAGGCTCTATTGTATTTTTAACAAATAACAATCAAGACAATACGTCGGTATCTATATTAACTGATGTAAAAATGTCTATAAATAGCGCAGGAAATGTAGGGATCGGCTCATTAAATGCCGGCGAAAATAAACTCGAGGTTGATGGAAATATCAGTTTGTCTTTAGGAAATACTTATAGAATAAATAACTTTCCTTTGGCGTACAGTAATTTAGCCGGATATGTTCCTGTAGAAAACTTACCACTTGGTGATAATTTATTAATAAATAATAATAAAATATCTGTGAATTTAGATTACTATACCGGAGATTCGACAATTAATGGTGATTTAATAATTACCTCTAATTTGATAGTTAATGGTCAATCAATGCAATTAAATAAAACAGAGTTTAGTACAGAAAAAATAGATATAGCGAATTTAGGTATCGGGCCATCTCTAAGAATTAGCCAAGTATCCGAAATAAACAACATATTAAACATTTCTAACTATACGAACACAGAGATCTTTAATATTACCAAAGATGGCCATATTAATTTCACAGAACAAATTAATGGTATAGATAAAATACAATTTTCCAAAATAGCAAACATAGACTCCAACAATACCAATTGCAGTAATTATGTTGAAACTGCAAGTAACTCGCTATTCACAGATTACACTGCGAGATTTACCGATATATCTTCTATAATAGACTCCAACAATACCAATTGCAGTAATTATGTTGAAACCGCAAGCAACTCTCTGATCACAGATTACACCGCGAGATTTACCGATATAGCTTCTATAATAGACTCT